CGCGATGGAATGTTCCACGTTACCGACAAAAAACTTATTAAAAAATTAAAAGACGAAGGCTTAACTGAGGCAAGTGCAAGCGGCGTCACAACCGCTAAAGGTTATCCGTGCAAAGCGTGCGGATTCGGTTCCTTTTTCAAACAATGTTCCAAGTGTGGAGAGATAAATGGCTAATGGATATGGTTACACCACGCAGTTACTAACAGTTCCTTATCTTACACTTGAAGAATACAGGGCCGCACCTACCGCTATTGACTTAGACAACCTAGTATTTTCCTCGCAAGATCCCGAAGTTCAGGATAATGAATTGCGCAATGTTATTGCCCGCGCATCCTCTTGGATGGATACATACTGCAACCAAACTTTAGGCGCTACTGTAGAGACCGAGCAGCAACGCTCACGCGTGAGCGGCGATGGGTCTATTAGATTTCACCCGCGCTTTAGTCCTATTGTGGCATTAACGGAATTCAATTATGGCTACCCAACCAATATGGCTTCGCTAGGCGATTGCTCTATTGCTTGGATTGAAGATCAACAAATTATTATTCCAAATGCCAACCTAGGTAACTGGACTTCGCAAGGACCACTATCATTTGGTTCTTACAATGGTGGACCAAGCAACACGGTATTTCTAAATTACACATATGTTGCTGGATATGCCAATACAACTTTCTCATCTTTATCTATTGTTGGAGCAACCGCAATTACGGTACAAGACCCTACTGGAATTATTGCTGGTCAAATGCTTACAATTTATGACGGAATAAATACAGAAAATGTTACAGTTGCAAGTACCTACACTTATGGTTCCTCAACAATTCCACTTACTCGCATATTACGCTATCCGCACGCGTTTGGTTCGGCAATTAGCGCACTTCCACCAGCAATTAAGCAAGCCGCAATTCTTGTAACCACAGCGTTCCTTAAAGTGCGTGGTGATAGTTCAATGACAATGATGGTCTCAACTCAACCATCTATGGCTACACCTGGTTCAGATAGATATGCTGACGAGTTAAGAACAGCCGCCAGTATCCTAGACACTTACAGCAGGATTAGATAAATGGGTAATGCAAACCCCAACAGCACCGTTGGTCGTGCACAGGTTAGACAAGTTCTCTACAACTTTATTAACCCGCCGCAAGTTGATGGTATCAACCAAGTCTTTACCTCACTACCTAAGCGTATTGACTTTCAAGTTAATGCACTACCAAACCAGCAAAGTCGCGTTGCGGTGGTCATATTTATTGAGTCAGAGACAGAAACGCGTATTGCTCTAGGTGGGTTTAATGGCACGGATGATGGCGCTCACGCTGGTTGGAAACGCATTGACTACACAGTAATTTTGCAATTGTTCCAGCATTCCTTGTCGCGTACCGCCGAGCAAGCGATGGATGATTTTGATTATGTTATAGATTGCCTTAAGGAACGACTACGTTCGGATCACACTTTTGGAGATCCAACTGGTGCGTTGATTTGGCAAGGTGCAGAACCGCAAATAGACGTAACTTATGGAGAACCTATGTCTCAAAAAGGAACATCCACCGAAACTTGGGCGTCAATGCGCTTTACAGTAACTCAAATGATACAGGCATAGGGAGAGAAATGGTTACATTCGTATACAAAGGCGAAGGCGAGCGCGTATTCCCCAGCATTGGGGTAACAGTAAAGCCAGGAGATAATTTTGAGGCGCCGAGTGATTTTTCCGCACCCGATGTCTTGCAAGTTAAAACACTAAAGGCAACACCTGCCGTAACTAAGGAGAATGAAGAATGACAGTACAAAATACAGCGCGGAGTTACTTAGGTATTGCCAAAGAAGTAACCAAAGGTACTCCCGTAGCACCAACAGATTTTATTGCAGTTGAATCATCCAAGTTAAAACCTGCGGATGTTATTGGTGAACTTACAGCATCCGATATGGCGCAAGGTTCGCTTGTAAAAGACTATGCTTATGTTCAGGGTCGCAGTAACTCAACATACGACTTTGGTGGCCCAGTTTACCCAGATACTATCGGATATGTACTTGGTGGAATTATGGGTAGCGTTGCGACATCAGGTTCAACTGCACCTTACACCCACACAATTTCGCTAAAGAATGCTTCGGCGGTAGCAGCAGATGCTCAACCTACTGCGTTTACGTTGACCGACTTTTATGCGGCAAATGTACGCGCATATCCTGGCATCCAAATTAGCGATATGACTTTAAAGTTCACGGCAGATGGTTTGTTGGACTATGATGCAAAAGCAATGGGCTGGTTATCACAAACAGCATCAACCCCAACACCCACATTCTCAACCGTGCTACCTACGCCAGTATGGCTTGCCACGGTATCTATTGCAGGAGCAACAGTTTCTAATGTTGTTGATGGCGATATTACATTGACTCGTCCAGTAACGCCTATCTTTGGGCTTGCTAATACAAAGGACCCTTATCAGGTATTTCTTGGCGCACTTGAGACTAAAGGTAAGTTTAAGTTTGTAATGGAAAATGATACAGAACTTACTCGTTACCTTACAAACACACAGCCAGCAATGACACTTAACTGGTCACAAGGAACAGGTGCATCAGCAACACAGATTGCATTTACAGTTACAAAGGGTGCTTACACAGCCGCTGTTATTGCTCGCGACAAGGACTTTGTAGAAATTGATGTTGATGTTCGCGCTATTGCTAACACAACCGATGCAGGTTCAACTGGTGGCTACAGCAACATTAAGTGGACACTCCAAAACGCTAAACCTTCAGGTACATACCAGTAACCTGAGACAATGTTGGCTGGGGTAGGCCGCCTTCCCCTACCCCAGTTCAACCCAAACCCAACGAAGGCAGATGGAAGGAACCAATGTCAAGAATAATTACACTCCCAAGTGGAGCCACAGTCAAGTTACGCGACCCTGCAACCTTGCTTATTAAGGACCGCAATAAAGTCATTAAAGCGGCAGGAGACGAAGAAGGAATGATGCAAGCCGTTGCGTTAATTAACGGGTTGTTGTCGGTAATGATAGTTGAATGGTCGTTTGATCTAATCCCGCCAGCAATTAGAATTGCATCGCTTGAAGAACTCACGCCAAAAGACTTTAATGTGCTGGTTGAGGAAACCAAGTCAGCGCAGGACTACTTGTTCCCTGATATGGCCGAAGGAAGTGCAAACGACCCAAAAGTAGATATCGCCAACTCCAGCGACTAAAAGATGTATTGCTTGGTAGTTCGCGGCACGAAGATATGCTATATCCCGATGACCATTGGGAATACTATGTATGTGCAAAAGAATTTGGTTGGACACCCGAAGAAGTAGATAATCAACCTGCGCAAAAAGTTGCGTGGGTCTTAGCAATTAACAACATTGTAGTGGAGGTTGAAAATGCGCGTAACAAATAACTTGCCAGAAGTTACCGCAGCCTTGACTTTGTACCAACAAAAGGCAGACATTGTCCTTGGTATTGCTGCTGCCGAAATAGGTCAGCAACTTGCTGGTACTGCAATGAGACAAATTAAAGGTGATCGTAAGTCTGTGGGTTATCCTGCGGCATCGGGTTTTCCGCCAATGAACGTTACTGGTAACTTGCGCCGTAGTATTCGGGGTTCAAGTCACCGAGTCGGCTTTGGTATTTATGTTGCCGAGGCTGGTGCGTATATGGTCTATGCAAGAGCCGTTGAATTGGGTGGCGCGCCTACTTGGACGAACGGGCAACATTTTCCTTATATGCAGCCAGCATTAGAACAATTTAGAAAAAGCAACATTATTCAGCAAATTATTGCTAAACACCTAAGGAGAGCATAATGAGTGAGATTCCACCATTAAGTGTGCAAGTACAGGTTGATGCTTCTGGCGTGGCATCTGGTGTTGCTAAAGCAAATCAAGGTCTTGCAAAAATTGGCTCGCAAGCAAGCAAATTGCAAGGTTCGCTGGGAAGCCTAAAGACCACAATCCTTGGTGTACTTGGTGGAAATCTTTTAACAACTGGCATTATGACTTTTGTTAATGAAATCAATGGCGCCAAAAACGAAGTCAAACAACTTGAGGTAGAAACCACAAGATTAAATATGGCTTTAAGCAACGTAGGTGTTACAAGTTCAAAAGCCCAAGGCGACATCCTAGCCGCAGCAGATTCGTTTTATCAGTTAGGCTTTCAAGGTTCCGAAGTCATTAACGCTATGGGAACTTTGGTCACCGCTACTGGTGATGTAGAGCAATCACAAAAATTATTGGCTATGTCGGCGGATTTTGCAAGACATAAGCAAATTGGTATTGGTTCGGCAGCGCAAATTTTACAGCGCGCCACAATGGGTAACGCTAAAGCATTTAAGCAAATGGGCATTTCCCTTGATGAAAACCTGCCTAAGAATAAAGCAATAGCCAAAGCGTTTGATGAATTAAATGCGAAAATTGGCGGCTCGGCTATTGCATACACCGAGACTTTTTCTGGCCGCGTAGCCGTACTTAAAGAAAAGATGGGCAACTTATTTGAAACAATAGGTATGTATGTTCTTCCAATACTTTCCGCGTTCATAGGATATATCAGCACAAATGGTACTGCGCTATTGGTTTTTGGCGGAATTGTGCTCACAGTTATGGGTATTCTTAAAACTTACGCAATGGTGACAGCAGCGGTCAAGGCAGTTCAACAAGCATATGCATTTTGGACATACGCGCAAGCCGCATCAACCAGCGTATTTACATTTGCTATGCACGGACTTAATGCTGCAATAAGAGCAAACCCTATTATGTTTTTTGTAGGACTTCTTGTAATACTAGGTGCAGCATTTGTGGCGGCGTGGAATAAATTTGACTGGTTCCGTAAGGGAATTGTAACTGGAATTCAAATGATCGTTAAGGGATTTGGTTACCTTATAGGCGGAATTGCTAAACTTATGCGAGCAATGTCCTATATTCCAGGAATGGGATTTCTGAAAGGTATGGCTGATGGCGTTGATAAGTTTGCCGTATCTATTGGCGAGTTTTCCAAATCGTTGGACAGTCTTGCTGATAAAAAAATTAAAACGCCAAGTTTGGCAGGTTTTGTGGCACCAGGAAAAGAGACTGGAATCGTAGCGGGCGCAGGTACGCCCACAACAGGTGGTGGTGGCGGTACAACCACAATTCAAAACGTCACGGTGTATGCTTCCAACACAAATGATATTGAACGAAAGATGGCTAAAGCCGCTAAAAATGGCGTACCAGTAGGGACTAAATAATGACACTAAGTAACTATCAGTTTGTCTTTAACGGTCTTACAATTGGCACAGGAACACCTTATCTTGTAACTAACGTAGAGGGCTTGGGTGGAACCTCACCCCTTCGTATTCAGGACGACAACCGTGGTTACATTGATGGCTCATATACTGGTCGCGATTTCTATGACGAGCGTACTGTGTATCTTGACATTACAATCTTAGGTAGTTCTACAGCAACGGCGCAATCAAACTACAAGGATTTGCAAGCCGCTTTTGCACCGCAACCTATTGGATACTACCCAAACCCCACGGGCTATACGCCAGCGCAAAATGAACTAAAACTATTTCAGTATCGCTTAAATGCCAACACGGGCGATATGCGTATGTATGGTCGTTCTCGTGGACTTGTTACACCCATTGACGCGGACTTTACTTATGGATATATCCAAACGCGCATTATGTTATCTTTCCCCGACCCAAGATATTACACAGACATTGGTACAACGGTTACTGGCGCTGGTGTAACACTCACAAACAATGGTTGGGCTACATCCTGCCCAGTTATTTATATTGTTTCGCCTAGCACATCTGGCACAATTTCTGATGGAACAATTACAATGGAATTTGCTAACCTATCAGGCGGCTTGCTTACAATTGACTTGCTGACTCGCGTTATCTATGACAATGGTTTTCCTAATAGAAATGCAATGACGGCAGCATCTAATGGATGGTTAAGTCTAGAACCCGATTCAATTAGTAGTTGGGCAAGCACAATGGGTTCAATGTCTATTACTTATCGGAGCGCGTATATCTAATGGCTATTGCTGAGTTTAGATACCTACTAACTAACCTTTACCAGCCTACTTATACAATTACTGGTGCAACTAGAACATCCACCACCATAACTTATACGGCTACAAACAGTTTTGTGGTGGGCGATGTTGTTACTATTTCAGGCATATCGCCCTCACAATTTAATGCCACCGATGTAGTAGTTACCGCACGGACAAGCACAACATTTAGAATTAGCAAAACAACTACTGGCACTTATTCATCAGGCGGCTTGGCATATAAAGATAATCCAGTTATTGCGGAATTGCCTTTTACTGGTGTCAATTTTAGTTCGCAACTTAACTCTGTAGGAAACTTTCAAGGTCACGTTTTGCTCTCTGGAATTAACGCTTATACTGCCAATGCATTTGATGCCACCATTCCTGGTAAAACTGTTTTGTGGGTAATTTATACCGACCCATCGGCGGCGACGGCTATTCCCGTGTGGTCTGGAGTTATCTGGGCGCGTGAATACGATTCATCAAACCAAAGTCTTGGTATAGCGGCATCGGAGATGTTGTCTCTTTATGGGCGTAGGCGCATAAGTACAAATAAGGTCTATGCCACATTTACCGACCCTGCTGTTATTGCTACTCAACTTATGCAATACGCGGAAGCACTAACACCACACGGAAAGACGGGGTTAAGGTACAACAATGGAACCTCAATATATTCCACAAAAATGGAATATCAAGGTTACGAACTTAAGCCTGTTTATCAAGCAATTAAGGATTTATCGGCAAGATTTTTTGACTTTAGAATTCAACCTTACTGGAATACAACCTCAGGCGCTTTGTATAACCGCTTTGAAATTGGTATAGGTACCGATTATTCACCAACATCACCTACAGCAACAGTATTTCAATTCCCAGGGAATGTTGTTGAATACAAATTTCCAGAGGATGCAAGTGGCGCAGTAAACAGGTTGTATGGTTTAGGTTATGGTTCCAACAATAAAAGCCTGAGAGCGACAGCAATTGATCCAGCACTTATTGGACCCACGGGAACGTGGCCATTGTTAGAGGACACGGCTAGTTATACGGACATACCAGACCAGCAACTACTAAAAGACCTTACAAAAGGTCAATTAAATGCCACATCCTATCCACCAACAACTCTTGAAATTGTTTTACCGCCTTATGTAGACCCTTACTACACGGACTATGAAGTTGGAGATCAAGCGCGTATTGAAATTCGTGACGACTTTTTTCCTTTTGGCTACACAGACATTATGCGCATTGTTGCAATAAGCGTGAACCCAGGAGAAAATGGTCCATCAAGAATTACAGTCACATTGACTAGACAATTAGCGGATGGGCAGGTTTCATAATGGCGTTTGTTAATTTACCGCCTAATCTTAAAGACATTTTCTACAGCATTACTGACCGCTTGGCTAAACTGGAAACGCAACCAGATCAGGCTATGTATTATGCGGAATCAGCACAAGATATGGCGTTGTACTCGCAATCGGTTGCAAACGAGGCTCAAGTACAAGCAATTAATGCTGGGGTTGCAGCCAATAACGCGGCATCTCAGGCAACTATTGCTCAGTCACAAGCAACCATTGCTTCAACTCAGGCCACCACAGCGCAAACATCTGCTGATGGCAAAAGCAAAGTTTGGTATTCAACATCAACTCCAGGTTCAACCGCAAATCAAGCGGGCGATATTTGGTACCAATATGGAACCTCGGCACCTTATGTCAATAAAGTTATTGCACAATGGTCGGGTGCTGGTGGCACAACTTGGAATTCCGTCACAGTATCGGGCTTAATAATTGCAAACATTGATGCTGGTTCAATTACAACTGGTACATTGGATGCAATTACAATTAATGCGGGTTCTGGATCGCAGATATTTACTGTAAGTTCAACTGGCTATTTATCAGCACAAGGCGCTTACATCAAGGGCAACATTACGGCTGACTCTGGAACATTTACAGGAAGCATTAGAGCCGATGCTGGCTACTTTGGCACAGGTTCAGGCGCAACTTTAACTGATGGCTGGTCTATTGGCGCCACAGGCTTGACTGGCGTAGGTACTGGAACTATTACTGGTGGAGCAATTACAGGTAGCACAATTACTGGTGGCGTTGTTCAAACAAGTACAGGTAGTTCTTCAGTTGCAATGGTTGGTTCGCAAAATGCCCTTGGATTTAAAAGTAGCGGATCTTACGCGGGGTGGGTTTCAAGTATTGGAACCGCTGGCATTGTCTTAAATTACGGTTCCAGCCCAGATGTAAGCGGATACCCGCAATCAAGATTAACTGGTTCAGCAGCAACCCTTACTGGTTCCGCTGGTTCAGGTTTTTCTGCCAACTCAACTGGTACAAATAACATTACAGGGGATACTCGCGCTTTTGCAGCAATGCGTATTGACGGGCAATTAGACCAAAGAAATACAATTGTCTATCCTGGAATTGCTACTGGTTCAGGCTCAACAATGGTAGTTGTAACCTCAAGTTCACGCGTTGCATATACAACATCTTCAGAAAGATTTAAGCAGGATGTTGAATACATAAATACAACTGGTTGGCTGGATAAAGTATTGGCAATGAAACCAATTACTTACAAAACTGATGACGACTTTGTAATAGAAGGTGAACCTAACGAAACGCAAATTGGATTTCTTGCTGAGGACATAAATGATATTGGTGGCGGTCTAGAAAAAACGGTAATTCTTGACCCGTTGGGAGATCCTTTTTCATTGTCTTATGACCGTTTAACTGTATTTTTGACTTTAGCAATTAAGGAACTTACCGCCAAAGTTGAAGAATTAGAACAAAAACTAGCCACTAACTCATAACCGAAAGGTGCAATTGTGTCTGCACAAAACTGGGCAAGTCTTATCGTATCCGTCTTAGCAATTATCAGTGCATTTGCTACATCCGTAAGATGGTTGGTTAAGCACTATCTTAATGAACTTAAACCCAATGGCGGCAGCAGTATGAGAGACGAACTTACTGGCTTAAAACACGAAGTTGCAATCATAAAAGATTTGGTAGTGGAATTGGTTAAAAAATGATAGAAAAAAGCCAAAATGGTTGGGTTGCTAGCAAAGACCCTAACGAAATCAAAATCAAAGGTTTCCCTATCAAGGGTACGGACATTACCCTGCGTTGTGAAGCAAGCGCGGGTGTAATTCTTGCCGCATTTGCATCTGAATTTAACGAAAAGATTGAAAAATTAGAAGGCAAAACATTTGATGACTGGTCATATGCCTATAGACCAGTACGAGGACAGACCACAGGTTTATCAAATCACGCATCGGGAACCGCAATAGACCTTAATTCTCTCAAACATCCTTTAGGCAAAAAAGGCACATTTGACCCGATTAAAGAAATTGCACTAAAAGAATTGGTAAAGAAGTACGGCTTGCGTTGGGGTGGTTCCTATGCCTCACGCCCCGATGAAATGCACTTTGAGGTCATAGAAACACCAGAGCAAGTAAAACTACGAATAAAAAAGTTAGGACTAAAATGAAGTTGAACTTAAAACTGTTTGAAGTATGGGGAAAGTACCTTGTCTATAGCGGAATTATGGCTATTGGCATTATTGGAAAATCGCCATTAGATTTCTCGGCTCAGGATTGGAAGCAGACTGTAAACGCAGTTTGGATCTCACTTGTTCCTGTAATTATCAAGTGGGCTAACCCTAAAGATGAAATGACGTTCCTTAAGAAGTAACTCAACACGCACAAATTACCCCTCACCTTACACGGTGGGGGGTTTTTTGTTGTATCCTTTTACTACTCTAACGGAAGGTACGGGTATGGGTTTATCGGATACGATAAAGACGGAAGCGGCTATAGCGCCGTCCACTTCTATATGTAGTGT